TCACTCAATTCCTGGAGTAACTATAAACTATTTAGGTACTAGTACTCAAACTACTACAAATGTATTAACTAGAGAACTTGGTAATGTAGTTACTTATGTTAATACAACAATTACTAGAAATAACCCTAATATAAGTCCTACTAGTTATACTATAGATTATAGTATTAACGGAGGTTCTACTTGGAGTAATGCTCAAAGCGGTACTATTACTACATATCCTCAAACTATTTCATCTGTAGCATTGACATCATTGGGTGTTAACGTTGCAGCTACATCTTGGAGAACAGTTGCCACAGATAGTCAAGGAACTTATTCTGCTAGCAGTACTATAAATTTCTATCATAAAAATTTTATATTGTACAGTACTTCTGCTACTATAGGTATGACAGAAATAAATGCTGCTGCAACTACAGTAACTTATACCAATGCTAGCGCAAGAACATTTACTGGAGTTACCGCTGCTACTACTGAATATACTTATTATGTATATGCAGCTGCAGCTGGAAATTTAACAAGTATAATATTGGATGGAGCTGCTCCAGTTTTAGGAGCTTTTACAAAACAGTCTGTTGATGTATCAGGTACCAATAGTTATGGAGCTACTGTAACTTATAGAGTGTATAGATCTAATGCTACTAACGCCTTTACAAATAATACTTTAGCATTTAGTTAATTATGGCTATTAAGAGACCTGACATATATGAACATAATAATCCTGTTCTTGCTATTGCTGACTCTAATTTTGTCAGGGGCGGTGGAAGAGTTGTAGCAGACCCTACAGCTTTATATGCTCTTTCAGCTAACGTAGACCAGCTAAAAGAAAAAATAACTAGAGTATGGGTTACTTCATTAGGTAAATATTATATACTTACTGATATAACTAACGTAGGTAATACTAATGGATGGACTCAAGAAACTGTAGGTACAGGTACTGTAACAAGTATTTCAGTAGGTAGTAATACTATTAGTGGACTATCATTAAGTACTGGAGGTAGTGCTATTACTACCACAGGCACAATCTCATTAGCTGGTACTCTTACAGTGTCAGCTTCTGATTTTGGAACCCAGGCTGCTAATACAGTTTTAGCAGGACCTACTAGCGGAGCTAACGCTACTCCAACTTTTAGAGGTCTTGTATCTGCAGATATTCCAAATAATGCTGCTAATACAACTGGTTCTGCTGCTAAATGGACTACAGCAAGATTATTAGCTGGTAATAGTGTAGATGGTAGTTCAGATGTGGCTTTTACAAATAAGTTTATTGTACAAGGAACAGCTGATTCTGGTCTTTCAGGAGCTCAATTTTTAGGAGCTTTAAGTACAGGAATTCTTAAAGTTACTACTACTACAGGTGTTTTATCTACAGCAATTTCTACTGATTTTCCCACACTAAATCAAAATACTACAGGTACAGCTGCTGGCATTACAGGTGGGGCAGCCAACCAACTTTTATATCAAACTGGAGCTAACACAACTAACTTTGTAACAGCGCCCACAACATCAAGTACTTACTTAAGTTGGAACGGAGCTGGATTTGCTTGGACTACTCCTACTGGTGCAGGGGATGTAACTGGTCCTAGCTTATCTGTTGATAGTGAGATTGTTCTATTTAGCGGTACTACTGGAAAACAAATTAAAAGAGCTACTAATACTGGAATGCTAAAAGCTTCTAGTGGAGTTATAGCAACTGCAACTGCAGGAACTGATTATGCTCTTCCAACCCAACAGTTTTATATTGGTACTACTCAAGTAGCTATTAACAGAGCTAGTGGATCTTTATCTCTTACAGGTGTAAGTATTGATGGAACTGCTGGATCTGTAACAAATACAGTTACTTTTAATAACTCAGGTACTGGAGATGCTAGTGGAACTACTTATAATGGTAGTACTGCTAGAACTGTTTCTTATAATACAATAGGAGCAAGTCCATTAGCAGGAAGCACTAGTTTAAATACTTTAGGAACTGTTACAACAGGTACTTGGAATGGTACTCTCATCTCTCCATCTTATGGAGGTACAGGGCTTAACACATTAGGTACAGCTGGACAATTACTTAGAGTAAATACTGGAGCATCAGCTCTTGAATATTTTACTCCAGCTTATGTAAGTCTTTCAGCATTAAGTGCTACAGCTCCTTTAAGTTATAATAATACTACTGGAGTATTTAGCATTCCAGCAGCTACTAATAGTCAATCTGGTTATTTAAGCAACGGTGATTGGGGAACATTTAATAGCAAAGAGCCTGCAATAGTTACTGGAACTACTGCTCAATATTGGAGGGGAGATAAAACTTGGCAGACTTTAAATACGGATACTGTTCCTGAGACTGCTACTCCTTCAAATAAATATTATACAAATGCTAGGACTATAGCATCAACACTTACTAATTATGTAAGTGGTTCTGGAACAATATCAGCTTCAGATACTATATTACAAGCTATTCAAAAATTAAATGGTAATATAGCAGCTATTAACCCTGGAATAAGTGGTTCAGGAACAGCTGGTCAAATTACATATTGGAGTAGTGGAAGTGCTGTAACAGGAAGTGCTACATTTACGTTTAGTCCTACTGCTGCATTACTTGTAAATAACAGTGTAACAGCTGCTAGTTTAATTGCAAGAGGAATAAATTTTACTCCTACTTTAATAGCGTCAGCAAATAACGATGTTCTTGTAGGACTTGATGTTACACCTTCTTTTACAAATGGTGCTTTTACAGGAATATCTAACTATGCTTTAAGAGTTAATGGTGGATCTTTATTTGCTGCAGGTACAGTTTCTGCTTCTAATCCTATACATAGTTTAACTCAAACTTGGAATAGTGGGGCAACAACTTTTAATAGTTTACTATTAAATATCACAGATACTGGCTCTAATACAGCTTCTACATTTGCTAAATATCAAATAGGAGGATCTGATAGGTTTTCATTTAGAAAAGACGGTGTTGCTACTTTTGGATTAGCAGGTGCTAGTGCTGGTAAATTAATTTTATCAGGAGCTACTTCTGGAACAGTTACTCTTCAAACAGCGCTTAATGCTGGTAGTTGGAGTTTAACATTGCCTACTAGTGCTGGAAACAATGGAGAGTATTTGAAAACTGATGGTAATGGAGTAACTAGTTGGTCTCCCCTTTCAGTTAGCAATGCTACAAATATATCTTCAGGAAGTCCAGGGGATCTTTTATATCAAAGTAATACAAGTACTACTAGTTTTATAAATGCTGTAGATCTTGGACAAGTTCTTATATCACAGGGATTATCACATAAACCAGATTACTCCGCTAACCCTGTTTTAGGATTGCAAGGAAATGGTGCTGGATCTCTAACTTTACAACCTAACGGAAGTGCAAATCATGTAGTTCTTAAACCTTCTGAAACTACAACTAATAATTGGAATTTTGTATTTCCTGAAGATAGAGCAGCTATTAATGGACAATTATTAGCTTATAATACTAGTAATGATACAACTTATTGGGTTTCTGGGTTGACAAACCCAATGAATGCCCAAGGATCTATTATTTATGGTGGGTCAGGAGGAACTCCTCAACAATTAGTAGCTCCAATTACAAATGGTTATGTACTTGCATATAATACTACCTCAAATACTCCTGAGTGGGTTTCTGGAGGTTCTGGGTCACCTGCTAAATTTGATTCTGGTAATGAAATTCCAGTAAGAAGTGCTTCTGGAAATGGTACTAGTCAGACTTATGGAATTAGTAATTACCCAAAATTTAAATTAGGAGATACAGTAACTACTACAGGAATTACCCCATCTGGATATAGTCTTACAGGCGCGGTTACAGCTATTAATTATACACAAGCTATTTCTAGAAATTCTAATATTACTGCAGTATCTGCAACTTCTACTACAATTACTTATACTTTAGCAAGTAATCCACCTTTCCTTTCTACAGATAATATTGCTATTTCTGGATTAGTAAATAGCGCTTTTAATCTTACAGGACAATATGTAAGTTCTACTATTAATAGTATAACATATGCAAACCCAGGAAATTTAGTAGCTACTTTAACTGCAGGAGTAGCTACTGTAACTCTTACTACGGGAAATACTAGAGGTTTATTTGTAGGTCAAACTTTAATAGTAGTTTCTAATGGAGCTGCTACTTTTGCAACTGCGGCTACAATAGCTACTATTACGGGACTCACTACATTTACAATGAGTGCTAACCATGTAGCAGTATCTGGAGGAACTGGAGCAACAAGATTTAGCCCATCAGCTTTAAGTGCCAATACAGTTATTGTACCACTAACTTGTAGTGTAGCTATTACTGGTGTAGTTACTATAACAGGAACAACAGCTAACGAAACAACGGCTTGCCTTTATATAGGACAAAAAATATATCAATCTGCAGGTACCGCGACAGGATTACCTAGTACTTCTGCTTCAACAGTAACTGTTACAAGTATTACCACTAATAAAATTTTTACAGTAAGTCAAACAACTGGACTTACAGCTAGAACTGGGGTAACAATAACTGAAGTAGATGCTGTTTATGGTACTCAAGGAACTGCTGTTTATTCGTTAGCCTCTAGTTACACATTTAATATAAATGGAACTACTACTGGTACAGCAACTCTTACAAATGCTTCTGCATACGTAGGTACTAAATATAATATTACAGCAGCTTCTGGTACAGGTTTATATGTTACATATACTACAGGAACTACTCCTCATGGATATTCTGTTGGAGATAGCGTGATTATTACAGGAGTAACTCCCTTAGGTTATAATGGAGCTGGAATTATTACTTCTGTTCCAAGTACTACTCAATTTGTATTAAATAATCCTACTATTGGAAGTTTTACAAGTGGAGGAACTGTATTAAGACAAGGTTATAGTACAGGAACTATACCTGGCAATAATTTGTATGATTTACAAGGAAGAAAAACTTTAAGAAGTTTTAAACCTAAATCAGGAGCTTGGATTACTCCAGGAAGTATAAATGTTACTGACCCTAGTACTATAAATGCTGGAGGATATGCTTATAATGCATCAGCTTCTTTAACTCTTACGGGTGGTAATAATTTTAGATGGCTTACTTTATTTACTGTTCCTTATGATGTTGAAATAACTACAATGGCTGTGTCACTTAGTGCTGCAGGAAGTGCTGGTTCTAAAATAATAATAGGAATCTATAAAATGGTAGGCCCAGAATATGTTACTGGGTATTTAATAAGTCCTAATTCTGCTATTATGGCTGCAGATACTGGAGTACCAGTTTTAGGAACTGCCACACTAATTAAATCCGTAGCTCTTACAACTCCTATAGCTCTTAGTGCAGGAGACCTTTATGGATTTTTTATTGCTTCAAATGTCGTTTCTACTTCAGCTTTAGCTTTTGGAGGGTTAGATACCAATGAATCTTGGGCAGGATTTACTGCTCCATTGACTGGAAGTTCTGCTGCTACTGGAGTAAATTTATTTGCAGCTAATTTTGGAAATAGTTTTTTTGAACAAGGAGCTCCATCAGTTATTCCAGCGCTCACTACCCTGCCTAGTAACTTAGATGCTTATATTTCAACTTTAACTGCTAATAGTTTTCCTGGTAATCCTATAATATATTTAAAAACTTTATAAGATGATACAAGAAATATATAATGATAGCGGAACTTTATTACAAACTATAGAAATTACAACTCCTAACTATGGAGTTACAATTTCTAAAAATAATGTAGCTGCTTTAAATTCTGGAGATTTACAAACTTTAGTAAGTTCATCTTCTTTAAGTCCTGGAATTTATTATAAAGTAATTGATGTTACAGGTTGGGATGTTTATTTGTTGGCTTTTACAAACACTAAACTTGCTAAAATAGGTTATGCAGTACATCAATCTACATTTACTCCAGCTGAAGTAGAATATAACCTTTCTACAAATTTTCTTATAAGAGTATATGATCTTACTTATTATAACTGGGTAGAAGGTACTACTAACATTTCTCAATTTCCTTGGGGAAATTCTGCATTTAATTATAACAAAGTAGATCAATTTTCTACTTTAATTTTAGGAACTACTTCTTTCACACAATTTTCTAAAAACTTAGTTACTAACGGGTCTACTTTTAATATAGATTCTGCTACTAATATTGCTGCAATTATTAATAATAAAATAATTGGAGGATATACTTATTTAGCAGGTTGTTATTTTCATGATTTTCAAGATAATACTATTAAGGGGGATGTAACTTTTGTTATTAATAATGGCGGCTCTGGAATTATTGGAAACAATGAGTTTATAGATTTAGTTTCTAGCATGTGGCTAGAAGGCACTATTCCTAATATGGAATTTAATAAATTCAGTAAAGGTGCTGGAATACTTGCTACAACAGGAAATGCAGTAACTGTAACTTATGACATTAGTTATAATGATATAGAAAACAGTGTTATAAATATATCAAATTGTATTTTTGATGCTTTAAGTCATAATATAATTAAAGACTCTACAATAACTATTACAACTGGAGGGGGAGATTATAGTTATAATACTATTATTAATAGTGAATTTAGTATTGATAATAGTAGTACTATTACAGGCTGTGAAATAAATGGAGTTAAAGCTGGAACTGGAGCTTCATTAGATAGTGGAGATAATTATATAAATTGTGTTTATAAAGTAAATGAGTATAGTACTTTTTGGGTATATTATAATTTTACTAATACTGCTTATTTTAGTTCTGGTGTTTTGTATATACAACCTCAGCATCAATATATTATGGGTATATTTATAGCTAGTCAGAATTCATCCTCACATACAATTAGCACTATAGTTGGATATCCAGATAGTCATAAATATAGAATTACTAGAAGTTCTACTAATACTTTAAATATTGCTACTGGTGGTAATATAAGTTTTTTTGCTGGGTCACCTTCTAGTCCAATAACTATTGATTCTTCTCAAACAGATTATTTAGAGTTTGATTCTAGACCTTTCCCTGTAGGTTCTGGAAGCAGTAATGCTTACTTAACAAGTTGTATGAAATACTAATAAATTAAATAATTGCTATAAGAATGCTTTAAAATTTATTTAAATACTATGTTTAAATGCATTTTAAAGTCTATATTTGTAGTAGATTAAGTATAAACTAGAAAGATTGTGGCGATGGAAAAACTTGATTTCTCAGCACTTGAGAGGCTAAATATGCCTCCAATTAACATTGAAGCAAAAGATCTTGAGTCAGTAGAAGGGCAACCTTTGCTTACTAAGGATGAAATAGAAGAAGCAAAAGAAACAGCTATTCAGGAGGTAGCAGGATTAGATGAATTTTCAGGAGAAGAAAATACAGAGGATTCAGAAGATTCTGCAGAAGACTCCCAAAAAGAGTCTGCTGAGGCAGAGGCTTCTGAGTTTGCTGATGAAGACTCAGAAGGAACTGAAGGATCTGGAGGATCAGAAGAACCATCTGTAATTCAAGCTGTTGCTGAATGGGCTAAGGCCAAAGGAGTATTTGATTATGAAGATGATCAATTTGAAGACTCTGAGGATTGGCTGGAAAATAAGCTTGTAGAGAAATCTAAAGCTTATGCTGATGAATGGAAGGATAGCCTTCCGCCAGTTATTAAGGAAGTAATTAATAACTATGAAGAGGGAGTACCTCTTGATGAGTTGATCTACTCTAAGTCCAGAGAGATTGAGTATAACTCAGTAGATGAAGATAAACTTGGAGACTCTGAAGCTCTCCAAAAGAAGCTTGTCGCAGACTGGTTGTTTACTCAAGACTTTAGTGAAGAAGAGATAGACGCTAAACTCAAGAAATATGAAGATGCTTTGATTCTTGAAGATGAAGCTAAAACTGCACTTAAAAAGCTTAGAGCCTATGAGTCTAAGTATCAGGAGCAGTTGAAGTATGATACTGAGAGAAAAAAACAAGCAGCTCAGGAAAATTATAACCAGATGCTCAAGCAGATTGAATCTGATATTATGGCATCCGAAGAAATTATTCCTGGAATTCAGCTTTCTAAAGAAGAGAAAAAGAAGGTCTATGATGCTTATACTAAGCAAGACTCTTCTAAGAAAACTCAACTTATGAAAGCTCTTGAGAATGACCCTCAAGCTTGGTATAAGATCACACAGTTCATGGTGTTGATGAATGGTAACTTAAAAGATGTTGAGAAAAAACTCAATACTAAAGCTACTAAGAAAGTCAAAGAAACTGTGAATACTTATAAAGAAACTCCAGGACTTAACAAACTTACTAGTCCTTCATCCCTAAAAGCTATGAAGAAGGCTATTGAGAAAGTGAAAAAACAAAGTTCTTTTTAAATTAATAGTAACCTTTATTTTATAAAATAGACACAAAATGGCAATTCAAGGAATTAATGCGCTACAGGTGTCTTACTCCAAAAGTTGGGCTGGCCTAACTACGGATAACCACCTGTATGCTATTTACCAAAATGAGCCGCAGCTTGCTTCTGATATCGTAACTGAAGTATTTAACAAGCTCGGCTACTCTGGTTTGGACAACTTCTTGTCCAAGTATCCAGTTAAAATCATGGAACATGATGGAGAATATGAGTGGATGCTCAAAGGTGATGACCGCAAGGCTATCAAAATTGTAAGCTTTGCCTCAGGTGATGCTACCCGTCCTGGTCTTAACCAAGCTATCTTCACTCTTACTTTGGAAGAGCGTTGGTTTGGTATGTCTGATGTACTTCAGTTTGATGACAAAGAGTATACTGTTAGAATTGTTTCTGACGGCTATGCTGATGGTACTAACTGGGTATATGAAGTACAAACTATGGATCCTTCTATTGGATCTTTCATTCCTCCGCAGTTGTTGACTGCAGGAAGAAAAGTTTCTCGTGGTTGGAATGCTGTTACTAACACTTTGAATGATGAGTACTCTGGCCCTCAGTTTACTTCTCACTTTAAAATGCGTAACATCTTCTCTACCATGTCTAAAGAGCAGATTGTTGCAGGTAACATGCATGACCGTCCTCTGTTGATCAAACTTACCTATGATGGTAAGCCCTTCACCACGTGGACCCGTTGGCAAGATATTGTTACTGACTATCAGTGGAAGAAAGAAAAGGCTAATAACCTGATGTTCTCCAAGATTAACCAAAAGTCTGATGGTTCTATTGCTAACAAAGGACGCAATGGTTTTGTAGTTAAGCAGGGTGCTGGTCTTCGTCAGCAGATCTCTCCTTCCTACAAGTTCTATTACAACCAGCTTACTTTGGACTACTTGTTTGAAGTAGCATTGAACTTGTCTATCAACATTCTCCCTGAAGATCAGCGTGAATTCTTGATCCTGACTGGTGAGCGTGGTATGATTTCATTCCACCGCCTTATTGAAGATAAAGTTCACTTGTTCCAACCTCTTGATTCTAAGCGTGTATTTGGCTCTGGTCAAAACCTTGGATTCAGTGGTCAGTACAAGACCTTCTTGGGCCCGCAGGGTGTTAAATACACCGTTATGCACATGCCTGAGTATGATGATCCAATTGACAACCGTTTGCCACACCCTGATGGTGGTTATACTGAGAACTATCGTATGACTATCATGAACGTTGGTACCACGGATGGTCAACCTAACATTCAGAAGGTTATGCCTAAAGGTTCTGAGAAGAAATGGTATGTTCCTGGCGCGGTTAATCCTACGCAAGGTCCTCAGAATGGCGGAATGGGAGCTTCTAAAGTTGATGGTTACAGCTGGCACTACATGTGTACCCAAGGTATCATGTTGCGTAACCCGCTGTCTGCAGCTGAAGTTATTCCTAACGTATCCTATTAATTAATTTAAGCTGATTGCTTGGGGGACCTTAAAAAAGTCCCCCTTGCATGAGGCCAGTACTAAGTGTAGAAAGATAATTTGAGAGATGGAAAAAAGTACAAACACAACAGTAAATACTACTTTCTCTAACGTAAGAGAAATTGATAGTATCAAAGGAAAGTGGATTCTTAAGCCTTCCAAAAGAACTTGGTTGGCTAATTTAGATCCCCAGCACGATGGAGCAGTAATGTTTAGTAGAACATTTGCTTCTATTTGTCCTGAAAGAGATAGCCAAACTGGTCTGATTAAGACAGGTCTTACAGATGGAATGGCAAGAGAACTTGAAAGAGAAATGAATATTGCCCAAGGCAGTCTTTCTCCTTACAATGCAGCATATTGGAGTTCTCATAAATTGAATATTAGTGTACCTTCTGAAGGAGTTGTTTTAGACTGCGACAGAAGTGCTCTTGATAAATTGAGATATTGCTATCTTAAAGTATGTTCTAAAGTAGCTACTAGTCAAGTTGAAGCAATGGAAAATCCTCTGTATGAGTACATGCTTACATCTGAAGAGGCTGAGAATAAGGTTGGTAGTGATAAATTTATGACCAAGAAGAATGCTTACAAAAAACTTGAAAGCTTGAATCTTGAGACTCAAATGGATTTCCTGCTGGTTTACAAGCAGAATAAATATAAAGTAAGTAAGACCTCTACCGTAGATTTCATTGCAAATGCTATTGGTAAAGTTCTTGAAGAGGATCCTGAGGGATTCTTGGAATTGATTGATGACCCTAACTTTAAGGATTATGTATTCTTGAAGAAGTGTCTTAGTGCAGGAATTTTAAGACAGAACGGCCCTGCATATGTTACTCTTGGAGGTGATGTCCTTGGTAACAGTATGGAACAAGCTGTTGGAAACTTGAGAGCTCCTGAATACAATCATATTAAAATTGGTCTTTTAGCTAAGCTAGATAATATCAAATAATGACTGTAACTGAAATGCATCTGCAATTTAAGATTGGTGTAGATAAGACTGATAGTCTTAACTCAGCCAACTTTACACCTGCAGAGATAGATATCTATCTTTCAGATGCTCAGGAACAGTTTATTGAGCAGAGAGCCTACGGAAATAACTTTAAAAAGGAATCTGTAGAAGAAACTCAGCAAAGAGTTAAAAATTTACAGAGTATAACATATAATGCTGTTATTATTCCTCTGGCTGCTCAATCTAATAATAAACCCAATGGTGTGTTTGTAGTCCTACCCACGGACTACAGACATGCTTTGGAGGAAGAAGTTGATGTAATTTATACTGATTGTAATGGAGCTACTAAAACGGCTAGACTGCCTGTAGTAGCTCTTACACATGATAAGTACAATAAGACAATGGCCAATCCATTCTCTAGACCTAATATCAATAAAGTCTATAGATTGCCTTTTGGTAGATTTAGTGGATCTGAGCATTTTGAATTGATAGTTGGTACTGGTTTTACTATTACTAACTACTATTTAAGATATCTTAAAAACCCTACTAAAATTGACCTTGCTCAAAGGCTTACTCCTCCAGGACTTAGTGGTACTGGAATAGGAGATTTGGCTGATGAAGCTTACAGAGAAATTATTCGCATGGCTGTAAGGAATGCTCTTGGTGATATTGAATCTCCTAGAACACAAGAAAGCATGCAACGTATTACTGAAATTGAATAACCTTAAAAAATCTAAAAATGCCTTATCAAACTCCCCTTGCCAGCATTGTAACTTCTAGTATTGGAAGAGGTGCTGAGCTTAAGTATGGTCCTGGTAATAACCAATATGCCCGTGCTTCTGATGTAAATCCTATTATTGATTATATTGATTCTAGAGCAGGTTCTAATGCTGCGGCTAATACAGTTACGCAAGCTACTAACCTTACCACTGGAGTAACTTTGAATACTATTGCTGGAGTAATTACGACAGCTGCTTCTACTTTAACTGCTGCCACAACTACTAACTTTACTCTTACTAACAGTAACATTACAAGAGATTCAATTGTAGTAGCTCAGGTAGTAGGTTTTTCTGGTAATCTTGGTACTAATGGAAATCCTGCTGTAACGGCTACTTATGTTTCAGCTGGACAGGTTATTATTCAACTTAGTAACCTTCACGCTACCAACGCGACTGGAGCAAACTCTATTAAAATTGCTTTTATTGTTTATTAATTATTAGTTTATTTTCTAACCCTATAACTTAAAATAAAATGTCCGTTTTTGGAACAAAAAACATGATGAATGTGTTTGTTGGCAAGTCCGTAACAGGAACTGCAATTGCCAGCATCACATTGGAAGACCCATTCAATACCAGCACTGGCATTGCAGATGGTCAAATTATTGCTGTTGGAACTAGAGCTTCCGATGGTAAAGAGGTAGTTATTCCTACTTCAAGCAACACAGCAGCTGCATATCCTTATTGGAGAGCTGTTATGAGACAGGGTAACCAACTTTTTTATGGCCCTCGTATTAAAAGTACTGAAGTTTCTTTTGGAAAAACTGCTTCTTATACCGCTCCTAAAGAGCAAGTATGGAGTGTAGGTTTTACTGGTCACTATGCTAGTACTGACACTATCGATGTAACTCAAGGTAATGAATTTATGTTGACTATTGCTTATGACCATGATGATATGATGTGGTCTGAGCAGAAGCTTCGTAATACCTATGATTACTATTCTCAGGCTCCTACGTCAAAAGATGTAGCTATCAGCATGGCTACCCAAATCAACTACAAAGAAAGATTGGGTCTTGCTAATGGTACTGGCCGTATGGTAAAATCTGAAATTTTCAACTCTGGAACTGCAGCAGCTATCAACGCTATCACTACTTTGACTGTAGCAAACGGTTCTGATATTATTACTTTTGGAGTAGCTTCTACTGATAACGTAGCTAAAAACTTGATCAGAATTGGATTTAATGCTTCTGCAACGGATCCTGACACTGGAGCTTCTCTTAACAGTGGTACTGCTTCTGGCAGATTTGTTAACCTTCCAGTTTATACTATTGTAGAATCTAACAATACTGCTTCTGCTAGTGGTAGTTTGCCTGCTTATAGTGCTCGTATTAACATGGCTTACCAAGGTCCTTCTGCTGCTGTAGCAACTGCTAACGCTGGAGTTATTGCAACTGCAGGTACTTACTGGGGATTTACGGTTAGTGGTCTTCCGTTGACTTGGCAGAAAGATTTCTTTAAGTATAACAAAGTTAAATTTCACTTTGATACTAAAGGTTTTGGAGCTACGACGTTTACTAAAACTGGTAGCACTACTGATGCTGCTTCCCCTACCACTACGTATCAGACTCACCAGGAATCTTCTAAAGGTGTTGGTTACTACCAAGAAGTTGCAGAATACGAAAGCTTTGCAGCTGGATTTGAAGGAGTTTTGAACCGTATGAAAGTTCCAATTCCTTCTGGTAGAAACTTTACAGATACCACAACCCCTGCTACTTACACAACTACTGCAATTGAAAGTTTGGATAATGCTTTAGGTTCTATCAATGTAATTGAAGGATCTAACCCTATGCGTGTTCAACAGTTCTTTTTCTTCCCTACTGCTAACACTGGCAATAAGGATAAATTTGCAAGTCAGTTGAGTTCTATTGTTGGTACTCTGTAACCAGTAGACTTTTTAAATTAAATCAAAAGGGCAGATGGTGTAAATCACTGTCTGCCCTTTTTAATTATAATCAAATCAATGGCTTTAGTAACACAATTTTCAGTAAAAACTACAGCAGGTTGCAGTTCTTTTTATGTGAAAGATATTACTCCTGCATATGATAGTGGTACTGCTCCTAATGGATATGGTAGCCCTAATGCTCTTGCTACAGGAATTACGGCAATAAATTTCCAGATCACCAATATGGCTGATCCTACTGTTACTAGAACCGTAATTGTGCCTACTGTTAAAACTACATATGATGGCACTAGAGTTCCTGGAGTAGTTCAATATAACATTACTTCTTATCAGACAGCTTTAAGTACTACCTACGCTATTACTTCTTCTGTTTCAAGCTCTTCAAATAATAATATAGTATATACTACTACTTTAGCACATCCTTATACAATTGGAAAAATTGTAACTATTACAGGAAGTAGTGCGTCTACTCACAATATTACTGGTGTAATTACTAACATTACTACCAATACATTTACTATTGATGTTCCTGGAATTGCTACTGCTAATGGACTTACAGCTACTTCTCAGGGATATACTAATACCACAATAACTCCTACTGATGGAGTATATAAATTTGTATATACTTCTACTAATGCTGGAGTTATATATTCTTCTACTTGTTATGTAGTAGTAGATTGTACAATTGGAGCTACTTTGGACAGCATGTTAAAAGATATTAACTGCTGTAGTTCTTGCTCTGATTCAAATAACACGAAACTTAATATGTTGTATCAGGCTTATATCTTAAGAGATAAAGCTTGTCACCTTGCAGCTTGTCAAGATTTTACTGGAGCACAAGATGTTCTGGATTGTCTTAATGCCATGATTGGTACCACTAGTTGTGATAGCTGTTCCTAACCTTTAAAATAAAATAACATCATGTGTGTAAATTGCAATGATCCTTTACAAATAAATCTTCCTACAGGAGCAACTGGTCCTCAAGGTCCTGCTGGTGCAATAGTATCTGTATCAGCTACTGGATTAAGTGCTGGATCTTCACCTACAGTAACTAATAACGGAACTACTAGTGCTTCACAATTAGTTTTTGGTATTCCAGCTGGAGCTACTGGGGCTACTGGCTCTCAAGGAGCAACAGGAGCTGATGGAGCTTATGGAGGAGTTACTTTTCCATATACTTTTTCACAATTTTCTGCATCTTCTGCAGATCCTACTAATGGTAAAGTAGCTTTTAGCGGAACTACTGCTGGAAACACTACTTCTATTTACATAAGTAATGCTACTTCAGCATCAAGTGGTGTATATACTTTAGGACAAAACCTTTATCAAAGTTTACTTTACAACGTAAATAACACTGTAAAGGGCCTTTTAAAAATCTACAAAAAATCAGATTCTTCTATTTTTGCTGCTTACCAAATAACAGCAGTAACTAATAGTGCTGGATCTTGGACCACTTTTACAGTAAGTTATTTAGGAGGTAATGGGACCTTACTAGCTACTGATAATGTTTTAGTAAGTGTAACTATTAACGGAAATAGCGCTATAAATACTTTTGGAAGTTTAGTAGTTAGTATGTATGGTCCTCCTACTTTAAATTCAAGCTCTTATACTTATTCAAGTACTTTCTTAGGAGATCAAGGAATTAACATACTTTATAATTCAGGTACAAACACTATTACTGCAGTAACTACTAATAGCACCGCTATTCCAGCTTCTAGCTTTAATGTAAGTACTGGAAAATATACTGTAGATACAACTGGTTATTATCAGTTTAGTTGGATGATGATTTTGAGCAGAACTTCCGATGCAACAAATGGTTGGTGGAATTCTACTCCAATTACTTATGGATCAGGAGCTCAATCTATTTTTGCCAGTGTGTGTGGAGTTACTGCAACTTCTACAGCTGGAAATGTTTATGCACCAGCTCAATGGAACTGTGTTTACAGAACAAGACAATGTATTATGAGTGGAGTTTCTAACGTTATACTTTTAAATGCAGGAGAGCAGTATGAGCATAGAGTAATTAATGCTACTGGATATAACTATGCTACAGTAAATGGTGACGTTATTAAACTATCAATTACTAGATTTGCTTAATTATGGCTACTTGTACTCAATTTACTACTTCTCAACTTAAAGGCTTGACTTTTAAGGTGCAGTGTTGCATGGGAGATCTTGCTAAGCAATATGCAAGATTAAGAGCTGCTGGCAGATATGATCTTGCTAAATGTAAAGAGTACGATTTGAAATATCTTACTCTAGCTTATGTGGCACTTAATTGTATTGATAGTCTTGATGTAAGTGTAGGAGTAGTTGCAGCTTATGGTAATGGTAAAACTATAAAATATACTACTAGCTCTAATCACAACTTTCAAATAGGTCAATTAGTATCTATTTTAGGATTTAGTAATTCTGGGTATAATGTAACTTCAGTTCCTATTCTGGCTATTCCAGGACTTACTACTTTTGTAGTACAGGGAGATATAGTAACAGATCCTGCAGCCACTAATCCTACAGCTACTGTAATAATGAATAATTCACTATCTTGTGATGACATTCAAGCTATATTAGATAAAACCAAAGCAATTTGTGATTGTGATTGCTGTCAACAAGCTGATGAAACTTTATACAATCTTAGTTATAGCCCTGCTACTGGTCAACTTACTGCTACTGCACAATAATTAAAAACTTAATAAAATGAATATTGGAAAAACAACTGAAAATCTTTTAGCTGCTTCTAGAGATTATCTTTCTAAAATATTTAATGGCAGAACTTGTATAGGTTCTGAAACTATTGCCATAACTGACTCTTCTACTGTAAAGAGTCTTACTTCATCTATTTATAGTGGAGCAACTTCAGCTGAAATTACTGTAGAAGTGGGAAGTACAGCAAGTACTATTACTAATGCTGCTGTAAGATATAGTTTAAGTGCTACCTCTCCTACGTCTACAGCTATTACTGGAGCTGGAGTACCCCTTGGAGATTTTGACACTATTGAAATTTTAGGAGGCAATAATATTGCAGCTTTTAAAGTAATTGGAATGGATGCTGTTTCTAAAGCTTTAAAAGTACAATATTTTAAATAAGATGAAAAAAGCTCTTATTAAAACACATTTAGCTGCAGGAAAAAATTCTTCAGGAAAATCTTTAATTAAAAAAAGATTTCCTAAGTTAGGAGTTGCTAAAAATGTTAAATCTTCAGGAGGAACTGCTGTTCAAACTTATACTCTAAGTCCTACTGTATGGACTGCTACAAATGCTGCAGGTACTGCTTACACAAATAATGTAACAATTACATCTAATATAAGTACTATAAATATAGGAGTTGATTTTACTAACTTAGGTACTGGAATAAATGGGGCTATAAAATTTTATAAAAATAATGTATCTATTTATACTCAAGCTGAAGGAAGTTTAAGTGCTGGACTTAATACTAATGTTACTCCTCCTTTTTGTTGTCCACTTACTTCTGGGGATCAATTAAAATTTGACCTTTCTTGTCTTAGTGGAGGAGGAGCTACCAGTATGCAGTTTCAATTGTATCAATTAACTGTTGGAGGTACTATTGATTACACTAAACCATTAGGAAATACCTTTACATTAACTACTAACTGTTAAAATAGTTTATACAATTTTATATGCTTACTATTCCTAATACTACAGAAGAACTTCTTAGCAGTATAGTTAAAGTATTATCTCTTGAAATTAGAGGTAAAATATGTGTTGGGTATCAAGCTATAGCTCTTTCTACCAGTACTGTATCTGCGTTATCACCTCCTTCAGGAGCTATTAGTGCAGAAGTTACTCTTGAAATTCCAGATGCTTCTAGTGCTAAAATGGTAGGAGCTAGATATACTTTGCATGGAGTAAATCCTGTAACTGGAAATACTCCTGATAAGACAGGAATTCCTATTGGTGATGGAGATACTATTGAATTAAGAGGTGGAGATAACATATCTGCTTTTAGAGTAATAGACTCTGGTAATGGTCCTAACACTAGATACTTAAAAATAATCTATTTCAAATGAGCCGTAGCTTAGTTAATACTAAACTTAATTCTAAATATACTGCTGGCGGAACTGGAAATACAGGAACTCCTATGGTTGGTGCTACTTCTAGCACTAATGGTACTGCAGGTATTGTACCACAACCTGTTGCTGGAGATCAACTAAAATTTTTAAGGGGAGATGCTACTTGGCAATCTGTATCTGGATCTCTTGGACCTACTAATATTTATACTACTTCAAATCCTAATATACAGACTGTAACATACAATTTAACAGTTTCAGCAACTGTAGGTACTGGAAATAATATATATTATACAATAGATGGAACTAATTTTCCGTCAATCATAAGTACTTCTTCAGATATTTATGAAACTTGGGAATATACTTATATTTTAAATATTATGGTTTCTCAAGTTTCTGGAACTTTTACTGGTTTAACTACTCCTCCTACTGTAACATCACGATTTATGCAAAACGGATCTTCTTGGAATGAGTGGCATCCTGCAACAAATAGTTGGTACCTTTCTGGTAATCAAACTCCTGCAGCTACTATTTCTGAAAGATTTACAGGAATATTTTATGATATGCGACTATTAATAGAATTTGCTTCTAACGGAACAATGAAATTTAAACATGTAGTTCCATCATACACTGGGGGAGGAACTTTTACAGTAACAGGAACTGCATTATTAAATATAGTTAAAGTTAAAGTTTAAGTACTTAATATAAAAATATATGGGAGCTACATTTCGTGAACCAGTTACAATAAGTAATACTCTAGTTATTACAGATACTTTAACTGTAGATACTATTCAAATGTCTGAGACAAAAGGAGGATTACATCTTGCTTCTGGAGGTACAAATCTAGGACAAGCTCCTTTGTATTTTGCAGAAGATAGTGATGTGTTAAATAATCTTGAGATGGGAGCTTTAGAATATGATAACTTTGGGTTATATATTACTTACAGAGATAATGCTTCTGAGATGCAAAGATTTACAGTATTAGCAGGTACAGGAGCTATTCACGGCGCTAATATTTCTAGTTATGGAGGAAGTGCTATAGAATATGCTTATGGGTCAACTATTCTTCAAGATAATACTGTATTAGGAGCTCCAGATTATTGGATTAGAATTAATTTTGCTGGAGAGTCTTTAATTATTCCTGCTTATTATGAAGCTCTATAAAAAATTACTATATTTACTTAAATTTTAAAAACCCTATACATTATGGAAAAAATGATTGAATTGAAGGCAAAGGCCTATGATGTACTGGCTAAGATGGAATATCATCAAGCTGAAGCACAAAAATGCAAAGATGAACTTGCTTCTATCAATGCTGAAATTAAAAAAGAATTTGAAGCACAATCTGAAGCACCATTGCAAGTTGAAGAAGTAAACTAATTAAAAATTAGTTTTTCAAATGAAATCTACTATGTATAACTCACCTCATGATCCTACAGTGGGGATATTAGACGCTATCCTATGCTGGCTTTTCTATGTAATTGGTACAAGCATGCATGCGATTGAGTCATTCCCTAAGATCACTTTTTATTTGCAAAACACGTCTTTTGTTCTGGGTATTATAGTGGGTTTGGTGACGTTGTTAAGACACCTTGGTTTTAACATGAACCTCAGAAAAAAGCTTAATAAAGATAAGTAATGGCAGAGAGAAGCATAACATATTGCACCCCTGAACTTCAGGAAGTATGGTATGCAGCTGTCAAGAAGTTTTCGGAGGCTCATGCAGATCTACCTGTTCCTTTCTTAACCTGTACATACAGGTCTAGAGAGGAGCAGGATAGACTGTATAATCAACCTTGGGATCATCTTGATAATGACGGAGATGGCAAGATAGATGAAGCTGATGAGAAGGTTACTAATGCCAAAGCTGGGCAATCCTATCACAACTTCTATCCTTCCAGAGCTTTTGATGTTGCTTTTAAAGACAAGAACAAAAAGCTAGATTGGAATGACCATCTGTTTATAAAGTTTGCTGCCATAGTAAAAAGTATAAACCCTAAGGTTAATTGGGGAGGAGATTTCAAGAGATTAAAAGATTTACCCCATTTTCAGCTATGACTGCTTTACAAAAAACTCAAGAAACCTTTTCTTCTTACTATAAGAGAAGAACTAAAGTATGGGCAAGTATTTTGGGAGATGCCGCCCTTATAATGATTCCTGTAATTAATAAACTAATTGCAGATGCTCCCAACATGAATGAAACCCAAAAGTATTGGTGGGCTGGAGTATTTACAATAATTGGTATTGGTGCCAAGTTTGCACTTAAATTGGTAAAAGAGCATGAAGAAGCTTAATCTTGTAGTATTGTTAATAACTTTTGCTAGTTGTAAGACTACTCAACCTACAGTTATTTATATAACTAAAGACAGTGTTATAACTAAGACTGAATATGTTATTAAAGATAGTATTATTACTATCCCTGGAGATACTATTAGATTTCAGGTTCCTTGTGACAAAGACACTGTGTTTATAACCAGGTCTAAATCTAGCTCTAGTATGGTACAGATCCATAAGGGCATAGTCACTGTGCAGAATAACTGCGATGAGAAGGACTTGATTATCAGCAAGTTACAAGCTAAACTTAGCCATTATGAAGCCAGCGTTTCTGATTCCAGCAGGATTGAAATAAAAACTGTTAAGGTAGTCCCTACAGCATATAAGGTATATGCCTGGGGATTCTGGATTCTAGGAATAGCATTAGCTGCAACCCTCTATTTTAAGCAAAATTTGTGGGTTATTTTAGCTGGCTCAATGGTTAAAATTGCCAAAGTATTCAAGAAAAAGTAGATTTTTCTTGCATATTCCAATTATTTTGTTTATACTTACATCCCGTATATACATCCTATTCTTAACCCCGTAAGGTTTTAATAGGCCTCTAACTAAAAGATATGACGGGAAGGAAATTCAAGAGGCTATTTTTTGACATTGAGACAAGTCCAAATCTAGTTTTTTCTTGGAATGTAGGGTATGACGTAAGGATAGATTATGACAACATTATTCAAGAGAGAGCCATAATCTGTATCTGTTACAAGTTTGAAGGGAATGATAAAGTATATCATCTGACCTGGAATAAAGGGGATGATAAGAAGATGTTACAAAAGTTTGCTGAGATTATTAATACAGCAGATGAAGTGATTGGCCACAACTCTGATAGGTTTGATATCAAGTGGGTCAGAACAAGATGTATATATCATGGGATTTCAATGACTCATGATATCAAGAGTATAGATACTCTTAAGGCAGCTAGAGGTAAATTTAAATTTAACTCAAATAAGCTGGATTACATTGGCAAGTATTTAGGTCTTGGTGAGAAGATGGAAACTGGTGGGTTTTCTCTTTGGAAAGATATTGTTCTTAAGAACAGTAAAAAGGCTTTGAATAAGATGGTGGATTATTGCAAGCAAGATGTACTTCTGCTTGAAAAGATTTTCCAGAAAATCAATCCTTACATTCCTCCTAAAACCAATGCAGCTGTTATGTTTGATAGAGATGCAGTCACTTGTCCTGAATGTTTAAGTGAGCATACTGTAATAAACAAATACAGAATATCTGCAGCTGGATCTAGAGCAGTTACTATGCAATGTAGAGATTGCGGTAAGTACTTCTCTATCTCAGAGACTAAACATGATAAGGCTATAGCAGCCAAAAAGAATGGATGAAATCAAGAGGCTTACAGAGCAGATCAAGAAGCTTAAAAGGCAGCAAGAAGCCTTTAAGAAAAAAAGGAAGAGAACTGAAAGAGCGCTTGAGGGGCTTTGCAATGAGCATAATAAATCAAGAAGAAAAAATAAATTCTCTAAGAGAAGAGAGATCACAATTAAATTCATCTGAAGACCATGACGCTGAATGAAATAGCTTATGATATAATTGGTAACATTGAAGGTACCTCACGTATCTCTGATGATAGTGAACTTTCTTTGGACCAAGTATATTTTAAGATCTCTACTGTTAGAGCAATGTTGATTAGGCAGGATCAAGCTAAAGGCAGATCTTTGTCAGATAATGTATTACAGACCTTACCCTGTCTAGATATAAGTAAAGTTAATGCTTCAGAATGTTGTGGCATTACTGCTCCTTGTGAGATCTATAGGACTAACATCCAGATCCCAAGACCAATTGAGATTTACCAAAAAGACCTGATTTCAAGAGTTGCTGGTGTAGATATCACTGGCCCCTCTTGGAATCATGTGTCATTAGCTCAAGTACAATGGGCAGGTATTTCTAAGTGGACTAAAGGTACTGTTAAATGGTTTATTAAAGACAGATATGTTTATGTTCTTAATAATCCAGGTGTTAAGAAGATTGCAGTCACTGGAGTATTTGAAGATCCTATGGATCTTGCTGCTATTCCTAGTTGTTCTACAGCTACTTGTTATAATCCTGATAATGAATATCCTATCGGCGCTCACATGATTCCTCAGCTTAAACAGATTGTCTTGGAAGATCTTATGAAGATGAGACAGAGTGGGGAAGATAAGGAGGGAGATAGTGACTCTAAAGTACAAGCTAAAGTATAGTAAACATGTCAATAGATTTCAGTAAGTTTTGTGTTGGGAAGAGGGGGAAATCTAAAGTAAAAACTGACTACGGCATAAAGGATTTTTATAAGTATTATAAAGAGACTGTCACATTTAAGACTTTTACTTCTAAGTACAGTCAAGCAAGCACAGGTCTGATAGTAGATGAACAGACCTATTACAAGATAATAAAAGAGTACTTTAAGCTTCTAGCTGAAGAACTTCTTAAAAACCCAGATGGAATACCTATTACTCCTATGGGTATTTTAAATGTGACTAAGCGGAGAATGGACTTTGAGAAACTCTCAAACACCCCCGGTGGTTTGAAAATAGACTATAAGACTTCTAAGGAGAAGGGTATGATAGTCTACCATTTGAATGAGCATAGAAGTTATTGCTCTTATAGATTTGGGTGGAAAAGACCTTTAGGATTTAAGTTTGCAAGAGCTTATATGTTCAAACCTACTAGGCAGAACAAAAGAGAGCTTGCTAAAAGATTAACTACTGATTTAACATTAGACTTTTTTGAAACATCATGATAGTAACTAAACTTGTAAGTGCTAGGGAAGCTGTAGAAAAATTCTACATTGATACCAGATCTCAAGACTTTGTAACTGAGGATGAAGTCAAGCTCTGGACTGCAGAGATTTTTGACCTAATCAAATATCCTTTGCAGTATATCCCTAAGGTGATTGGACATAAACAAGATCCTGATTACGAGTTTACTAACTACAAAGTTCCACTGCCATGTGACTTTGTATCTTTCATGCCAGGTGGTATTGCAGTAAATGGTAACCCTGTAAGATGGGCTACAAACAGTTTTCACCACCTTATGGATGGTGATTGCTGTGATATAGAAAATACTGATGCTAATATGTTGGATCTTTTCAGAGACCAGTTTGGAAATGAATTCTCTCCTCAGTCTACTGTTAATCCAAATACTCCTGCAGTTTTGCAAGATATCACTTTCAGTGTTTATGATGAGTGTATTCAGTTTAATATCAAGGAAGGTAAAGCTTGTATAGCTTACTATGCTTATCCTATTGATAATCAGGGTTATGTAATGATACCTGACACTGCTAAATTCAAGAGAGCTGTTACAGACTTTTTGATTTGGAAGCATGATTACATTCAGTGGAGACAAGGTGCTCTGTCTGATGCAGTATATAGAGAATCTAGAGATAATAAGAACTGGGCTATTTCTAGCGCTGCCAGTGAACTTAAGATACCTGATGACTATCAAATGGATAGCATGAAGGATAGTCTCATCAGACTTATTCCTAAGTTTAATGCTAGAACTCACTTCTATAAAGACCTTGGAGTACAAGAATCCCGTAGATTCAGATAATAACTATGGAGAATATCAATACATTTCAGGAAGGCATGAACAAGGACTTATCAAAGTCTGTGTTCAAAGCTGGTACTTATATCAATGCTGAAAACCTCAGTCTTGTTACTGATGTAGGTTTGTCCACTGGTACCTTGAGAAATATCAAAGGTAATGAGTGGTTCATTGATATTCCCTCCTGCTCTAATGTAGTTCAGATAAGTTCTATTATTAATACTGCTAACCCAGTATCAATAACTGTAACCACAGCTGCTGGTACTTTTACTTCTGGTCCATATACTGTAAGCAACCTAAGTCAACTTGGAGCCGCTTTACAAGCTGATAGTCAGTTTACAAACAGAAATCTTGCAGTAGCTTACACTAGTACTAACATAGTTATTTATGGTACTCTTGTAAATAACTTGTTAGTTAACTCTAACATTAGTGTAATTGCTATTAATGCTATTGTAAATAACAGTTACATTCCTTTTGTAAGCCTCCCCAAAATTATGGGTTGGGGCATGATCAGGGATCAGATTATTATATTTACTACTGAGAATTCAGATGAGACTCCTGTAAACAAAGTAGGACAGATCTGGAAACTTGTTTATGACAAGCACACAGATATTCCAGTAATTACTTTGTTGCATAATGGATATCTTAACTTCTCTTTATTTCATCCAATACCTAATCCTGGAGGAGTTGTAGGAAACTATGAGACTCCAGATATTCAAAAGATATATTGGACTGATAACTACAATGTGCCTAGGGTCTTGAATATTACAGATCCTAATGCAATGGCTTTTGTCAGTGAAGAGTTTCAAGTCACTTCTAATCTTTCTAAAGTAGTTGCTACTGTATCAGCTATTCTTGCTGGAGGAGATATTAAGACTGGTATCTATCAAGTAAGTGCTAGATTGACTAAGACTACTGGAGCTTCAAGTAATTATGTAGTACCTAGTAATCCTATTCCTGTAATTAGTGAATTAGAAGGGTCTGCTACTAATTATGAAAATTATGAAGCTAGAGATGCCGCTGCTTCTGCTAAAAAGTCTATTGTAGGAAAACTATTTAATCTGGATCTAGAATATGATAGAGTAGAACCTATTATTATTTATAGGGAAACTGCTACATCTAGTCCAGATATATTTATTTTACCTAGTGAGCCTGTCCCATCTAATGGAGTATATCAGTTTACTTATAGTGGTAATGTTACTACTATTCCAGTAAGTCTTGAAGAATTCTTAGCTGATCAAGTTAATTTTGACACTGTAAAAAGTCTGGTTTCTAAGAACAACATGTTGTTTTTTGGAAATGTAAAGTATTCTGATTTTGATGTAGACTTTGATGCCAGAGCTTACAGATTTACAGGAGCTAATAATGGTAGAACAGCTAATTTAACAGGTAGTTCTTCATATATAATTAATGGTATTGCTCCTAACTGGAGTATTCCTACAGATGCTGATGCTATTCAGAATCTTGCAGCTCAGGCTCCAGATGCTCCTAGTTTCCATTTATATCAAGCTGACGGTGTTACATTTGGAGGACAAGGTCCTAATGTAACTTATGAGTTCATTAAGATGAACTCTTTTAATGATGTTAGTGCTGCAGCTCCTTACAGAACTCCTTTAGATAATAGTAAATTAGGAGGACCTTTTGGCTTACCTACTATACATAGAGCTCCTTATGCTTATGTAAAACCTACATCTTCTGTAACCAGTCTTAACTTTGATCCTACATTATTATATGATAATGTAAATCAAGGTTTTGCTTATGGTAACTCTTCAAGTCCATTTGTAAACTATGGATTGAAAGGTTATATGAGAGATGAGATGTACAGGTTTGGTATTGTTTTCTTTTCTAAGAGAGGAGAGCCTTCTTATGTACATTGGGTAGCAGACATTAGAATGCCTAAGGTATTCATGCCTGATTATACTAATTCTAGCGGCAATAGAAGTTTGTTAGCATTCCCCATCACTAGTATGGATGATGGCACTACTAATACCACTAATGATTTTTCAACTCTTACTGGTTCTAAAAGAGATTATTACGGTAATAATCTTGGTATTAAGTTCACTGTAGATGTAACTTCTATTAGAGATCAGATCTCTGGATATTCTATTGTAAGAGTTCCTAGAACTGATAATGATAAGACTATTTTAGGTCAAGGTATTTTGAATCCTGTAATGTATTCAAATACTTCTGATGCTACATATTATACAACTCCTAGTAGATTCTTTTGGTCACAAGAAAGTAGTACTCCTGGAAATGGAGTAAATTCAACTACTTATATGGCTAACAATATTGCTACGTTAGCTTCTCCAGAGTTTTTATTTGATTCTGTTCCTGGTTATGTTACTAATGACCAGATTGATATAATCCAGACTAACCAAGCTACTTTGTTTGGTGCTACTAGTGATGGTACAGCAACATCAGCTAATGGCGTATTTCTTAAACAGTTTACTCATTATTTACCTGCTAATGCTCCTAAGTCTTTAGGTACTCCTGTAGCTATCTCTGCTACAATACCTATGAGTAGTCCTAATGTTAATTATACGACTTACTCTTTCCCTGCTACTATAACTTCTGCTTCTATTAGAAATAAGCAATATGTTTCTCTAAATCAAAGTTTTGGAGGAGTAGGCGGATCTAGACTTGCTGTAGGTATTGCAGGCGGAAGTTTTAATTTTGATACCATAGCTACTAGTATTAATGCTGGTTGGTCTTGGTCAGGAAGTACTTTCCTAGATTCTAATACTAGTCTTCTAGTAAAAGATGGAATTAGTTCAAGTATAGCTAATATTTATATAGCCAACTACAGAAGACCTACTACCATTCAATATGGTGGTAATACTTATTCTCAAAGGTCTTATAATGAGTATATTTCTACTGGTCATGTTCAGTTAGTAGATAGTACTACTACTGTTAATACTAGTATGGTATTTGGTGGTGACACTTTTGTTACTCTATTTGACTATGCAGATCAGTTAAGAGATGCGGCTAACTTTGGTATTAGTACTTATTATAATACCAAGAATGTAATTAATCTTACTGCAGTAGAATGTTCTTTTCCTATTGAGTGGAGAAAACAAAATGCTAAACCTGCTGGAGCAATAGATGATGGTTATACTACTACTGTAAGATGCTCTCCTAATAAGTCATTAACTTATTCAGATTATCCTAGTTATATTACAGGGGGTTCTGGACCATATACTACTGCAGAATGGACTGAAAACTTTGATGTAGAAACCAGTTATGTATCAGATAATGATGTTGTAAAGTTCTTTCCTAAGCCAGATCCTTTTGTAAGTCAAAGTGTTTTTGATGTGAGAGTACACAGATCTCAGATCAAAACTAATGGAGAGCTTTCTGATTCTTGGGGAGTATTTAAGTCAGAAGATTACATTGATGTAGATACTTCTCAGGGAGAACTTAATAACTTAATGCTTTATCAGAATACTCTGATTGGATTCCAAAATAAAGGAGTTGTTCAACTTTCTGTAAAAGAAAGAGCCATTTCTCCTGATGTGTCAGGATCTGAAATTATTCTTGGTACAGGCGGTATTCTTGAAAACTATACATACATCTCTAAGATAATTGGTTCTAGACACCAACTTGGATTTACTTCAAGCCATGACTCTATATTCTGGTTTGATATGAATACCAAGAATATGTATAAGATGTCTGGAGCATCTCCTGTAGCAATCACAGTTGCTAAAGGTATGGCCGCATTCATGAATAATAACCTTGATGGTATTATTCAGACTTCTGACAATCCTTATCTTGATAGAGGTATTACAGCTACTTATGACTTCAGATATAATGAAGCCATAATGACTTTTAAAGATACTGTAAAAAACCAGACTACTACTTTTTCTGGAGCTGTTACATCTAATCCTAGTACTGGAACTTATACTATTAATACTGTAAATCTTACAGGTTGGGCTACACCAGGTAGTACCATAGTGGCTTATGTAAACAATGGTACAACTCCTTACACTGGTACTATTACATCTATCATACCTCCTGGCACAGTAACTATTCAGTTTAATACTAATCCTAGTATATCTATAGGTAGTACTCTTACTGTATACTCTTATACAACAAGATCTTTTACAGTAGCTTATAATGACTTTATAGACGGGTATACCAGTTTCTACTCATATACTCCTACTGTATATATCAACGATCAGACAAGTATCTTTAGTCCTAATTATTCTACTAATGAGAGTAAGATCTATAGACATGATATAGGTAGACATGGTGTGTTTTATGTAGACTACATAAACAATCCTCTTGTAACTTATACTCCTGCTAAAAGTACTCTTAAGCTTATAGTTAATCCTTACCCTACTGAAACCAAGGTATTTGATAACTATGAGATGATCACAGAAGTAATTGACCTTACTACTGGAGCTAACATAGTAGATGACACTTTTGATAGAATCAGGCTTTATGATGACTATCAAAACAGTGACTTCCAAAGTCTTCCTATTGACAATAGTAAAGATACTGCTAAACGTAAAGAGAGAACTTGGAATATAAGTAATCTTAGAAACAGAGTTCTTTATAACTCTAGTACCTCTCCTAATGTATTTAGTACTTCTGAGTTAAGTACTTATACTATAGTATCTCCACAAACTGCTTTAGGAGATAAAGTATTTGGAGAGCGCATGCGTGATAAGTATCTGATTGTTGATCTTGAATATGATAACTTGAATGACAGAAGATTGATTCTTCATACTTTCAAGACTAACTACCGTAAATCTGCAAGATAATGGCTAGACCTTATAAACCAAGCGTAGTAATTCCAGGAGATTTTAGTTCAGAAAACCTTCAGCGTATGAGGGAATTTGCTACTAGAAATCCTAAGATGTTTAATAAACAGTTGAATAGAATAGCTCCTGATGAGTACAGAGGTACTAGGAAGTTGGCTAATATGCTTATTCAACAATATCCTGATAGGTTTCCTAATGCTACTGCTGATCAAGTAGTAGACATGATGCAAAAAATTGCTAAGGTAGAAACTGGAGATAAAAATATTCCTCAAGCTAAAGGAGGTCCAGGCAGAGGTAACTTTCAAATTGAAACTACTACTGCGCCTACCGCTTTAAAAAGATATCAGAATTACCAAGATATTCTTAGTCCTCTTAGTGCGGTTCCTCTTCCAAAAATTAAACCTACTGTAGGTAGAACTGTAATTAAAGATGGTGAGCAAGTTCCTACTGCTAGTGTAATGAACTTACCTAAAGATCAGCAAGCTATGTTAGCACTTTCTAACATTGCTACTAATGCTAAAGACAAAGGAGTAGTAGATGTTAACAAGCCCATGGATGCTTGGTTGAATTACCATTGGGCAGGAAGTCCTTCACAGCGTGATGAAAGAATTGCACATTGGGAAGATACTTTTAAAGCTATTCAAGCTAATCCTCAAGCACATGAACATGGTGGCTGGGTATATCCTACTAATACTAATTATGCTAGAGTATCTCCTAATCCTGTATATAGAAAAGGTGGATATATTTTACCTG